GATGACATTATCAAAAAGCAGGACGAAGTTGTAAACAAAACACAAGAGATCATCGACGCCGATAAAGAGTGGGAAGCACAAACGATGGATCGCATCAATAAAGATGTTGATGCGTCTCAGAGGGCAGTAAAAGAAAAAAAGGCCGGTCAGAAAGAATTAGCGGATGGGCAATCCGCCGAAGACGAACGCGCCGCCAACGCACGCAAAAAATACGAAGACGACCACAAAGTTCAAGCGGCGTTAAAGCGCGAAGAAATTGCGCTGCAAATAAAAATAAATGAGGCGATAGCGAATGGAGATACAAAGCTTGCGGACTCCTTAAAAACAACGCAGTCCTTAAATAAAACAATCAAAGAGTTTGCGGATTCTGGCCTTAACCAAGCGACCAATGAAGCGGAGAACCTTGCTAAAGCTCTCGCGCTGTCCGCACGCGAAGCCGACCGCGTCAAGAATTCGCTCGGAACGAAGATCGGCGAAGACATAAAAAAGCGGCAAGAATCCGAGGCCGTTGACCCAGGAGGGAAACTCCAGAAAAAAGCGCAAGAGCAGATCGCGGCGGGCCAATATAAAGCCGCCGAGGCAACAGGCCAACAATTAGCCAACCGCGAGCTTGAAGCGGCAGTCAGGGGAACAGGTAGCGAAAAAGACCGCCGCGCCTCCGGCGATATATTAAAAGACTATTACGGAGAAAAGGCTCCGACTGGGCTTACAAGCAAAGAGCAAAACGAGCTGATACGAATGGCTCGCGATGAGGGCCAATACAAGGATACGTCAAAAATGACCGACCTTTCAAAAAAAGGGCTTGATCGTTTCGCCGACCTAGTTCCAGACGAGAAAAAGCAAGCGGCATTAGACAAGGCCAAACAGGGAATGGAAAAGGGTGTCCCAGAAACGCAAAAAGATATGGGCGAAAAGATGCGGCCACAAGGGGGCGGCGGCGAGGGAGAGCAAGGCAAGGGCAAAAGTCAAAACGTGCTTGAAACCGCTGTTGAGGCCATAAAAAAAGCAGTTGAAAGCCTTGAGAAGAAATTACCAACAGCAGCATTAACCACATAACATTTATGCAAAAAATCTATGAGAAAAAAGATGGTGCGCTGATTGCAACATTGCCGAGAACGGTCAACTATTACGACAGCGGACTAGTTCAAGTTACGCAGACATTCGTTGGGAGGAGCGACCTAGCCGACCAATTTCGGGCAAAGCTTGAAGTTGGTGACGTTTTCCCTACCGACGCCGAGGTGAAATCTACTAACTCTATTCGAATTTTTCCCGACGTGGCGGAATATGTGCGTCAGGACGGAATGACTGAATTTATTGTGACAGGCTACGGGCGAGTCAACACGCGCGGAATAACACGATTTGAATATGGTGTGACGACAATTTCCAAAACAACTCCACCCGATGAAGCAGGAAATACATTTACGCTAACTGGAGTTTACCGTACAAAAACAAAAATTGTGAAAAGGGTATTAAGGGAAAGCGAAAATTATAAATTCACATCAGACATTTCTGGGGGAGACGATTTGACTCCAGTGTTAATCGCAGGCGTGCCTACTATAAGCGGTAAATTCATACCCGCCGTTGTCAGTTACCAATCTCAATCCTATGGCGACTACCAAGAGATAACGGTTGCAATATCAGCCGTCCAGGTTATCGGTTAATTTAAAAACATGATAACATTCCCCGTTGATTTTGAGAACAAAGTAAAGTCCGCAAAAACTGCAAGCGGAACGGGGTATCCAATTCAGATATCCGCAGCGGATTTGATGAAAGATTTTGCAATGGCCGCTTTAGACGCTGATGCGACCTTGATCGAAACCGTTCGCATCGGAGCAAACGAAAGCCGAAAACTCAAAATTCCAGCCGTTCCAAGCAGTGGCACATACGTCCTCGGAGCCGTGTCGGGCGGGCTATCGTGGATCGCCACCGAGGAATGTTAATATGACCCTAGGCCGCACATCATCCGGAGCGATCAAAACAAAAACCGACGGCGGCCTTCGCGCCGTCGAGTGCGCGTGTTGTGACCCGTGCGGAGGACTGCCCTCTAATCTTACCCTTAACAACCAACAACTATTTATTCCAACCGTGTGGGGAAGTTTTACGACTTTTTACGGAGAGCAGTGTTGTCACATGTATCTCATTTTTTATGACGGTTTTTATATTACTACATGGGCTGATATATTTTATTTTCCAAACGGGCAAAACTATCCTGTCTTTGAAATGACGGGATCATATCCGTGCTACACGGGATTTTTCAAAGAAGTAACAACCGTCCCCACTTTTATAGCCGCAAAAGAAGATATCGGAAGCCAATGGATAAAAACAGGAAGCACAGACCCAAGAGGGACTTATACCTATTATAAGGGGGCAAACACTATCCCAGGGTATAATTGCAGCGATCCGCCGTGGATGCCGGGTGCTGGGCAATTTATCATCACTGATGCTTGAAATTGAAAAACAACTCCAGAAAAGACTTGCGATTTTGAAGCAAGCAGGTCACGCCGCGCACCGCTTCGCTCGCGCAGGCTTTGCGACCACGCCACCAGAAGCACTCGCAACCCGCGAAGCAACGTGCCGCGCCTGCCCCGAATGGGACGCCGCCGCCTTGAACGCCACCGGCCGTTGCCGCAAGTGTGGCTGCTCGACTTGGGCAAAACTAAGAATGGCAACCGAGCGTTGCCCAATAGGCAAATGGGAAGCTGTTGACAAAACACCCGAATAAATGGCACGCGATCTATTTATTGACACAACCAACCGCCGCTTGGCGACGAGCCTAACAAGCCTTGCACCCGCTACAACGCCACGTTTCGTAAAGGGCGACAACGGCGCGATCAACCTGTATTTTCTGGAAGCAACAGGCAATGTATCCGCGCCGTTCAACGTGATCGACTATACCGGCACGAGCGTGAAATTCGGCGTAGGAAGCCGCACGGGCACTCCAGCCAGCGGCACGTTTACGCTCTCGTTCGGAGGCCAGACCAGCGGAGCGATAGGATTCAGCGCGACCGCAGGCGCGATCTCGTCCGCGCTCAACTCACTCTCAACGATCACCGCCGCAGGGTCGGTATCCGTTGACGGCACGATGGCAACGAACTTCGTCGTTTCGTTCAACTCGGCAGGCACGCAGGGCGCGATCACCGGCAACTTCGCCAGGTTAATTCCAACCACAACCGCTCTCATCGATGAGCGCATTGCAGGGGACGCCACCAATGCCGAGATCCAAGAGCTGCAACTCCGACTCGCTCCAGCAGTCTACGAACCGACTTGGACTGACCTAGGCACGGCAATGACGGTCAGCGTGGCAACCACGCTCACCGGATCGACGCTGAACAACGAAATTCAGCGCGTGTCATTTTCTCGCGCTCCGTATCTCGGCAGCTATCGCTTCACGGTTCCGACCTACAACGTGGACATCGCCAGCACGGTCACCGACGGCGTATTCATCACGGCGAGTAACCACGGACTGACGCTCGCCCAGCCTGTCGTACTAACAGGCTTCACCGCGTTGACCGGCTATACGGCAGGCATCCAGTATTTCGTGCGCTCGATCCCGCAGACCACCGAGTTTTTGCTTGGAGTAACAGCGGGGGCCGTCGCAATCACTACAGGCACAGGCACGGTCACCACGGGAAGCGTTGCCACAACCGTCCTACGGCAGACCGATCCGCTCGACGCCAGAACGACAGCAGCGCAACTGCAAACGGCCTTGCAATCACTTGACAGCATAGGCGCAGGCAACGCAACCGTTGTCGGAGTTCAGAACAGCTATTACGATATTAATTTCGGCGGCGACAAGGGATTTACCGACTTGCCTACACTCCAAGTCCAGAGCGGCTTGAGCGCAGCCCCAGGGAAGACCGCAGCCGTCGATTTTAATACGTTCGGCGTTCGCGATCTGCTTCTCAATGCAACCTCGGTCACGACCGAGATCGAGATCGAGCTAACGACCGCAGGCGAGCGGAGCACGATAATTCTTCAGCCATGCACACTCACGGAAGAGCTAATTTCGCAAGGTGGATTGAGCTAATGAACAACCATGCTTTTCATACGTTCGTCGGGACGTCCGCACCCGCAACGGCTGTGCTGATCTCGTTCTCGGAAGTCGAGGCATGGCTTCGCGTCCTCTCTCTCGTCCTTGGAATTTGCATCGGTGCGGTATCGTTGTATAAAATGTTGAAAGCAAAAAAACCATGAAGACATTACTCGCAAAATTGAAAGAACCGTCCACTATTCGCGGGGTCGCGATAATTGGCGCAGTTGCCGGTTTGAGCTTGGAGCCAGCAAAATGGGACGCTATCGGTTCGGCACTTGCGGCGATCATCGGACTCATCGAAATCTTCCGAAAGGAAAAATGAACGCGAAAACCATTGCGCTTTGGATGATCGTTCTCTCCTTCGCGTTCTTAGGCATGGCATTTTTGACTTCATGCGCTGGATTCAATAATCCGGCGGTATGCGTAAAAACGGACTACGGCACTTTTTGCTATGAGTTACCAGAAATACCATCGCTAAAAAAATGACCTTTGACGACCGCTCGGAGATTCAGCTTGCCACGCTCCACCCCGCGATGCAAAAGGCCGCACGCGCCTTCCTAGGCGTTGCAAAGGTTATTTGCGCGAAGGTTGGTTGCGACGTTAAGATCATCAGCGGAACTCGATCCTATATGGAACAGGATGCGCTCTATGCGCGGGGCCGCACAACCCCAGGGAAGAAAATCACGATGGCGTCTGCTGGCCACTCAAATCATAATTTCGGCATCGCTTTCGATATCGGCATTTTTCGCGGCAAGGAATATTGCGGAGAACACCCGCTCTATAACGAATTAGGAACGCTCGGCAAAAGCCTTGGCCTTGAATGGGGCGGCGACTGGAAATTCGTTGACGAACCGCACTATCAGATGCGTCCAGCATGGGCGAAAGGCATGACCGAGCGTGATATGCTCGCCAATTTACGAAATAGAGTATCGAAAAAAATAGACGTCCTCGCTTGAAAAAAAAGAGACAACCGACGGTCGAATCGGAACGCACGGAAGCACTCGCAGAAGCGAAGCGCATCCTCTCGGAGCATTACGACTGCGGCCTCGCCATTGTATCGTGGGAGCAAGGAGGGGAGACCATGCACGGGGAATTTGTATTCGGCAACAAATACGCCGTGGAAGGACTCGCAGGCGACTCATTCAGCATTTTATTTCCAGACGCAGAAGAAGAAGAGGAGGACGAAGAAGCATGAAGATGACACTTGAGTTTGACGAGACAGAGCGATACGAGCACGAGGTGGCCTGCAAAGCTCTCGATATTTTGATCTTGGTTGATGACATAGATCAAGAGCTTCGGAGCGCCTTAAAGCACGAGAGCGGAGAGTTTGCAAAACTTGATGAGGATACGATGGAGGCCGTCCGCGCTTGGATATGGAAGGAACGGAGCGACCGGAACATTCCAGAACTTAAATGAAAGGCTGGAAAAAATGGATGGCTGTTGGGTGCTCTCACGGCGACCAGATCGACCCTGATGCACGCAAGGCCGTCTTGACGTTCCGAGACCGATGGAAGCCCGACACGACAATTCACCTAGGCGACTTCCTAGACCTAGCCGCCTTCCGCTCTGGCGCTATCTCCGATCCGAACTCAAGCGACCGCGCTGCGAGCATCTCGGACGACCTTTCAAGTGGCATTGATTTTCTGCACGAATTACGTCCGCAACATATTTTATATGGAAACCATGAAGCCAGACTTTACAAACTCGCCAATTCTCCCAACGCTCTAGCCGCTCACGCCGCTACGCTCACCATTCAAGCCATCGAAAAAACCGCGAAGGAACTCAAGGCGAAATTGTATCCGTATCACATTCGATCCTTTTACGAACTCGGTGGAACCAAGTTTTTGCACGGTTATATGTATAACGTGCAAAGTATAAGGGATCATGCGGAGACATACGGCCAATGCGTGCTGGCTCACCTACACCGAGTCGGATGGGAGCGCGCACGCACACTCGACGGCGCTTCGGGCTATTGCACCGGAATGCTTGCGCGTTTCGATATGGAATACGCTTCGACCCGCCGCGCCACCTTCGCTTGGTCGCAGGGCTTCGCATATGGCTATTACAAAGACAACTCAATAAACATCAATTTATGCGAAAGACGACAAAACAACCCTTGGCTGTTGCCGATTTAGAAAAAGCCTGGGCGGCTTTCTACGATTCGACAAAAGTCGAAAGCGAGAAAGACCTAGCCAAGCAAGGTTGGAAGACAATTCGCGCTATTGCCGAAGAGTCGAAATTGACCGTCGCAGCTGTTTCTTGCCGAGTTGAAACTGCAATAGGGAAAGGGATTCTTGAATCAAAAAAAGCAACGATACAGACGAATCAAGGCGTTCGCGAGGTGAAATTATACCGCCCAACATAGTTAGATTTTATTATGTGACTTGGTTTCTATCAAAGCCACAGATGCGCTCCAGCATTGGTTGAGCGCACATGTAAAGACTTTTCCACAGATTTATTTTCGCACTTCGCGAATTTTTTTCTTTTCATCTGAACAGGGATTGAGGATTGTTTGCACATCGAAAGGGAATGACTCCCAACGATAGAAACCAAAAACAGAAAACCAAAAATGAAAATCAAAGTTGCACTAAATACCAAAAGCCGCGAACTCTCAGACTCCCTAGAAAAGGTAAACGGTAAAGCCAGATCAGCTACAGCCTCCGCAATGGACATTCTAAATGCAACAGAGATCGCAGAGAAGCAACTCGCCGCATTCGGGATCGCTAAATCATCACGCATCGGAGCCGAGATGACATATACATCCGGCGGCTCGGTTGCAAAAGCCTACAAGTATACACGCATAGCAAATCGTATTAAGGCAGTTCGCGGCGGCTCTTATTGGTATGTGACCAGCATCGAACGTGTTGAGCTTTTTCCGAACCAAGACGGCGGTATAAAGGTCGGGCTCAACGCCGATCAAGAAAAAACGGCACTAGCTGGTGTCCGCGCAAAATTCTACAACATCTAAAATATATGGAACCACTAACATTCTTAGCCACCTTCGCCACCTGCATGATCTGCTCGTTCATAGGGGGATACCTAATCGGCAACATCAAAGCAACCTGCGAGTCTGAGCAGACCCGCCGCTGGTGGATGAACCGACAGATCAAACGGGAGCGCCGCTAGTGACCGCCGAAGAACTACATGACGCGGAATGTGAGTTCACCCGCAGCCTTCTGTGCGGGATGATTCAGCAGGCCGTTACCGACCTGCAAAGCGAGAAGGTATTTTTGAGCCGACAACTCAACGAAGCTCAAGAACTCGACCGAGAGTCGGCAATTCATTTCATCCGCTCAAAAGCATTCCAAGGCATTTGCGATGTTCTCGCTCTGCCAGCCGACAAAATCAAAACAAGGGCATTAAAACATGATATTAGCACTCGATCCAGGAACGACGCACAGCGCATTCGTACAATTCGACCATCGCGGGATACATGACCACGGTCACTTGCCGAATGCCGAGATACGCCAGATTCTTATCGGTCGCGAATACACTCGATGCGCTATCGAGATGATCGCCAGCTACGGCATGGCTGTCGGAGCTTCGACATTCGAGACCTGCGTCTGGATCGGACGCTTCATCGAAGTGGCACGAGTGGACGTGGAACTAATTTTTAGGAAAGACATTAAGCTTTTCCTATGCGGCACGATGCGAGCCAAGGACGCGAACATTCGCCAAGCCTTGATCGATCTCATCGGGCCGCAGGGAACAAAGAAAACCCCAGGACCGACTTATGGAATTAAGTCGCACACTTGGGCGGCACTCGCTGTGGCCGTATTCGCAGCACAACAAAAAGGAAAATAAGAAAATGAAAATAACAAAAGGAAAACAAACACGCGCCCAGCGCGTAGTACTCTACGGAGTGGAGAGCGTAGGAAAAAGCACATTCGCGGCCAAGTTCCCCAAGCCGCTATTCTTGGACATCGAGGGCGGCACGTCCCACCTAGACGTTGACCGTTGCGAGATCAGTAACTGGAAACAGTTAACGGATGCGTTAACTGAAGCCAAAGCCACCGATTACAAAACCATCGTCATCGACAGCGCCGATTGGGCAGAACGCCTGTGCGTTGAAGACCTACTCGCAACCAGCAAAAAAACCAGCATCGAGGATTTCGGCTTCGGCAAGGGATGGGTTATGGTCGCAGAGCGCATGAGCCGGTTCCTGTCATCTGTTGACCAGTTGATCGACGCCGGCAAGAATGTGGTTTTGATCGCGCACAGCAAAATCGTCCGCTTTGAGGCTCCAGATGCGCTCGCAGCCTACGATCGCTACGAGTTGAAACTCAGCAAACAATCGGCGCCGTTGCTTAAAGAGTTCGCCGACGAGCTTTGGTTTTTACGATTCAAGACCAAGGTAAGCACTACGGACTCCGGCAAAGGAAAAGGCATAGGCGGCAAGGAGCGGATCATCCTAACTACGCACTCCGCAGCCTACGACGCAAAGACGCGCAGCGGACTCGCAGAGGAACTCCCGCTGGAATGGGCATCGGTCGCGCATTTGTTTGAGGCAACGGCGCAAGCCGTAGTCGCACCAACTGCAACAGCGCCGGAGAGCTGGGCAGGACGACTCGCAGAACATGAAGGCGCAGTAAACCAGTTCCTAATTGCTCGCGGCGTATTAACAAGCGAGCAGACGTGGCGCGACTGCGCTCCTGAGTATCTGCACCGTGTTGCACTTCGCGTCGATCAGTTTGTTAACACGGCGATCGAATGGAGGGCCGCAAACAAATGAGTAAAGAAATCTCACCTAGCACTCTGCCAAAACTCGCCGAATGCTCTCTCTTCGAGGGCGCAAACGGAACGAGTTCGGCAGCGGAGCGCGGAACGGCGGTCGACGTTGCGATCCGAAACCTTATCTCGGCAGAACATGACGTTGCAATAGTTGGCGAAGACTCCGGAGCTATCACCTATGGCGTTAATGAACTGACACGCCTTGCAAAAGGATCGTTCGTCGAGACTCGCGAAGAGTATCTCGCGATGGCAGTTCCTGGACTCTCGAAGCTCGGAACGGCTGACGCGGTCTGTAAAGCCGAGAAGTGGGTCGCAGATATCAAGACAGGGCAAGTGCGGAACTACCGCGAGCAACTCGCGGCCTACGCATTGGCGTGTATGGAAGACAACTTCGACACGAGTTGGACGGCGCACGTCATATATGTCGATCAAAAGCTAATTCGTAGCTACGATTTTAGTTACGAGGAAGCGCAACAGATCACGAAGCGCACAATCGACCGCGCAACAAGTGCGGAGGCGAAGCCGACGCCTTCGGAATATTGTAGCTGGTGCAAGCATTTTAACAACTGCCATGCCATCGTGCGGCAGGCTGAGAGTGCTATCGCTCTTATCCCAGACATCAACGGCAACAGCATCGATGCGATCCGCCAGCGAATACTCGCAACAGCGGAGAGCATGGGAGCGTTCGCAAAAGAGTGGAAGCTGGCAGAAAAGGAGATCGCAGAGCCGGTGCTCGGTCATCTAAAAACAAGACTCGAAAACGGAGACGAAGTCCCCGGATGGAAACTAACCAGCATGAGCGGAAGGAAGTTTGTGGAAGCTGAAGCTATCGCTAAAGCCTCGGAAGGTATCACAAAAGAGACACTAATCCTCGCGATGGGCGGTAAGCTCTCAGAAAAGAGTTATCTGGAACTTTGCGCCAATAACGGCGTAGAACCGGATACAACTGCGATAAAAGCGGGAGCGCCAACAACACAACTCAGACAAACAAAAGTTAAATAATTTCCTCGCCTTGCTGGAAATATCCGGCGGCAGGGGCAAAGGCGGGCTGCGCATGCCAAAACACGCAGACCAACAAACAACAATAGAAAATACAAATGCCAACATATAAAGCATCAGAACCAAAACAAGCAGCCGTCTACTACGTCGAGCCTGGAACATACGAAGTCGAAATCATCAAAGCCGTCGAGAAGACGAGCCAAGCAGGAAACCCGACGATCAAGCTCGATGTCGCCGTCCTACTCGACAACGGCACGACAGGGCCGACAATGTGGGAACATCTCACGTTCACGCCCAAGGCGGCGTGGAAGGTCGACCAAGTGCTGTCCAGCATCGGGCGTGCAGTCATCCCAGGCGAAGACGTCACGGTGGAAGCCGAAGACTTGATCGGCGAGAAAGGCGTTTGCGTCATCGGAGTTGAACCAGGTCAGACCAATCCAGATCACCAGTTTAATTGCGTAGAACGGTGGTTGTTCGGTGATGAAAAGGCAAAATGGCTAGGCAACCGGCGCAAGCCAGCGGCCAAGCAGGACAAGCATATCGTTGCGAAAAGCAACGGCTTCGTTGCTCAACCCGCTGACGAAACCGACGACATTCCGTTTTAAGAAATGAACGGATCTCTCACTCTCCGGTTGTGTATTTGTATGAACGATTGCCCGATTGGCTTACGTCTCGAAAGGGGCGATCCGCTCCCAGTATATCAGCATACATACGACGACTCACCGGAGGGGAGAGCACTCGCGGAAACCCACTTAGAAAGAATCGAAGACTATGTTCGACGGCATAACAAAGATGTTAAATCTCGCAAGACTAGTTAAAGACCAGATGGCTGATCTTGAATTGCTTGTAGACTTATTAAACATTCGCATCGAGTCGCTAACCGAAGAAAACAATCGACTCGTTAAAGAAAATAAGGCGCTTCGCCAATTCCTATCCGGCCAAGATGAGTGACCAAATGCAACACTGGAAAGGCTATCCGCTACGCTGTTGGCCGAACCATCAAGACGATTGCTACAGATGGGATTGGGAGATTCTAATCGACGGCACTTGGCTTGAGGTCGTTACTCAGTCCACGAGATGGATGGAGGAGGAGGCCGAGGAGGTGTTTCAGCGTTATTTGACAAGGCTGAAATCTTAGACTAAATTCAACTCGGCTGTGAGAAGCCTTTTAAACAGCAAATGAAACAAACTTTTTCCCGCAATACTTCCATCCGGCTCGCTGTTGGCCTATTCTCACATGGTTGTATTGCGGGATTTCTTTATTATGCACATACAAATAGACCCTGAATTCAAGGCACTCATTCCGCCACTATCAAAGGAAGAACTTG